AAAGGCGGTGGTGCTTGTCATCATAAATGGATGAGACAAACATTCGTAGCATTTGACAAGGGAATGGGAATTGATCCATTGAGTCCTAACGCAAAAACAGTAAGCACAAATAAAGCAGAAAAGGCAGGTTATAGAATAAGAAACCCACAACAAGTTTCAATGCGCCCAATTGATATGCCAAATGAAGGCTTTTTACCAACTAATAAAAGATTTAACTAATGGCAGAAGCACTTTTAGTAACACGAAATGATATTGTAAAGTTTACTGCTATGAACGGCAATGTAGACACGGATAAGTTTATACAATTTGTCAAGATAGCACAAGATATTCATATACAAAATTATACAGGAACGAACCTAATTAACAAGATTAAAGCGGATATATTAGACGATACTTTAGCAGGTAACTATTTATCACTTACTGAGGTCTATTTAAAGCCAATGTTAATACATTGGGCAATGGTTGAATACTTACCATTTGCAGCATATACAATCGCTAACAAAGGAGTTTATAAGCATTCGTCTGAGAATAGTGAAAACGTACAAAAAAACGAAGTAGATTTTTTAATTGAAAAGGAAAGACAAATTGCACAACATTATACGGAGCGTTTTATAAACTATATTAGTTTTAATAATAATTTATTTCCCGAATATTACAATAATCAAAATGGGAATATGTATCCCGATTCAATGAACAATTATACAGGTTGGTATATTTAATTATATGAAGAAAAACTACAAACCAAAAGAAGAAAACATTAAGAAATTAAAAACCTTCTTAAAAAAGATAAACAATGGCGGAAATAAAAATTAGTGAGTTAACTGCTAACGGTGCAAATCTTCAGACTACTGATAGAATACCCACTGCGGTTGATGACGGATTAGGAGGGTTTGTTACACGATATGTTACAGGTGATGAAGTTATAGGTGCGGTTTCTAAAACAACTGTTCCTGTACGAAATCAATCGGGAGCGACAATATACAAAGGAACTATTGTTTATATTTCATCTGCTGCAGGTAATAAATTACTTATAAGTAAATCATTAGCAAATTCAGAGGCTACATCTGCAAGAACATTAGGAGTAGTTACGGCTAACATTCCAAACAATTCAAATGGAAATGTTCAAAGTTCGGGAATCTTAACTAACTTAGACACACGCTCAAGTGCTACAAATCCTTTTACTTCGGTTACATTAGCTGATGGAGATACCTTATATTTAGATCCTACTACTGCAGGTTATGTAACTAATGTGAAACCATTAGCGCCAAGCCATTTAGTTTATATAGGTAAAGTAATAAATGCTTCTCCTACAACAGGTGAAATTCTTTATCAAATACAAAACGGATTTGAATTATATGAAATACACGATGTAGCAATTGCTTCAGTTGCAAATAATGATGTGCTTCAATATGATAGTGCTACTTCACTTTGGAAAAATAGAGCGATTTCAAGTGGTTTAACGGTAGGAACTACGGCTATAACTTCGGGGACAGTAGGAAGGGTTTTATTTGAGGGTACAGGTAATGTATTACAAGAAGACTCAAAATTATTTTGGGATAACACAAATAAAAAATTAGGAATAGGTGCAACGCCTGATAGTTTAACTGTTTTAGATGTAAGGGCAGCAGGTCCTGCCGCAACCGATATAGGGATAAGGGTTCGCAATAGTTCAAACACTACTGATTTATTCCAAGTAAATGGAGTTGGAGATACAACTTCAGTTAGGTTTTTATTTGGTGATGGTATTTTAATGAGTGGTGGTGCAAATATTGCAAGATATGCGGGTACAGTATTCATTAAACATAGATTTACAAACAATGGTACAACTGCATATTTTGAAATAGACCCTGCAAATTCAATTATATATTCTGATTCAAGTATGAAGATGTCTATAGGCGCAAGTACAGCAGGTGCTAAATTAGATGTAAGAGCGCAAGGTGCATTAAGCACGGATTTAGCTTTTAGAGTTAGGAATAGTGCAAATACTTTAGATATAATTAAAGTTCAAGGTAATAACGAAGTAAATGTAAGGCATAATTTATCATTAGGTTTATATGCAGCAGGTTCTACTCGTAAACTTTATATGGTTAGGGATGCTGAAACTTTTGGATTGGATTTAGATTGGACAGGTGCTTCCACAACAGCAGCAAGAATAGTTAATAATGGAAGTGGAAGTAATATTGCATTAACTGTTAATAGTTTTAACGGAACAAGCAACTTTGCAATATCAATCGCAAATGGTGATATAGCAATAGGAGGAGCTGCAGGAACTAAAATAGGAACGGCAACAACGCAAAAAATAGGATTTTGGAACGCTACACCAATAGTTCAACCAACAACGGCAGTAGCAGCATCAACATTTGTAGTAGGAATAGGAACGGCAGTTACTGATGCAAGTACATTTGATGGTTACACATTAAGTCAAATTGTTAAAGCATTAAGAAATACAGGTATATTAGCATAAACAAAAACATAAATTATGAGCATTTTAATTAAAGCAACAGAAGAAAAACAAATCTTAATTTCGGGAACGGAATATAAACTAACCGAAGTTTACGGAAGATTAGAATTTGCAGCAAGAGCAAATGGAACTACATTAGAAATTTCAGTAGCGACATTTGTAAATTCAGCAACTTACGATGAAGGAAAGATTCTTTATACTGACATTCCTCAAGGTAACATTAACGCTACTTTAGAAGAAGGCGAAACTCAATCTTTGGACACAGCACACAAGTACGCTAAGTTAGCTTATGAGCAATTAGGTTACGAAGTAATAATAAACCAATGAGCCAACTACAAATATTAGGTATAATCTATTATATCTTTGCTTATGCAACTGCGTTAGCTATGTATTGTTCAGGAACTTTATATGTTGCTTTAGGCGGGTGCGCTATTTTCTTTTTTCTTACTTATCAATTGATTCAACAATTTAGTTATCAAGAGGAAGAATGAGACTGCAATTATTTATTTTATTGGCGTCAATTCGCACAAGCTTACCTAAACTCATTGCTGTTTTGTGGACATTTTTTTTACCTGTTACTAACTTACTTTTTTTAGTAGGTTTTTGTATTTGTTTAGATACTATATTTGGATTGTGGAAAGCAAAGAAATTAAAAGAGAAAATATCTAGCAGAAGATTGTCAGCTATAATATCTAAAATGATGTTGTATCAAATAACCGTTATACTATTTTTCCTTATAGACAAATTTATTTTAAATGCTATAATGCTAACATTCTTTTCAGTACCTTTAATGCTTACCAAAGTGATAGCTTTAATATTAATTAGCATAGAAATATTTAGCATAGACGAAAGTTACAGGGCAGTGCATACTTACGGCTTATGGCACGCTTTTAAGAAAGCAGTAGGTAGAGCTAAAGAAATTAAAACCGACATAGATGGACTCAAAGATTAATCAATTTGTGCATTGGATAAGAAAGTGGGAAGGCGGACTAAGTAGACATACTTCAGATAGCGCATCTTCTTACCCTTGTCCTACAACATTCAATGGTAAAAGTGGTTACCATACTAATTGTGGAATAACTTACGCTTCTTGGGTGCATACTTTTGGAAAGACAAATGATAGCCGTTTCTTATCAATGAACAATGAAGATTGGTTTAAAGTCTTTAAAGAGTCTTATTGGAATGGTGTAAAAGCTGACAAAATCAATGATATTACTTTAGCAATCTTTATGACTGAAATAGCTTGGGGTTCAGGATCCCAACAAGCGATTAAAACTACTCAAAAGTGCGTTAATCAATGTGGACTTAAAATAGCAATAGACGGAGCAATAGGAATGCAAACAATTACAGCAGTAAACTCTTTAAACGCAAAAGAATTATTAGCAGTTATGTTTGTAGAGCGTGAAAGATTCTTTAGAGCAATAGCCAAAGGAAAGAACTCAGTATTTTTGAAAGGTTGGTTGAATAGATTAAATGACTTTAAAAAGTGTTTTTATGACATCTAAGAGACTTTTATTACTTTTAAGTACAATCATATTACTTTTTGCTTGTAGTCACTCTAAGCGTGCTATATGGCATTATAAAAAAGCAGTTAAAAATGGACTTGAATTAATCCAAAGTTCAGATACTATCCG